GTAACCTCACAACCATTCTCATAACCACATAATAATTGATTACCATAATAATCTTCAACCACAACAACTGGTCTTGCGTGAGCAATCAGCGCAATCTCATTTTTTGTTGCATTGTCAAGATAAGGTAAAGTAATATTAAGAGTTTGAGTATAAAACGTTGTGCCGTTTTCTCTTGAACTTGTAATGGCAGTTTCTAATGAAGAATTGCCCTTAACATCCCACTGATACCAATCTGGTGATGCAGAAAACGCTGAAATTGTTTGATCAGCATCTATTGTCGCCGTTACTGGAAAATCAGCCATATAAATTGTTTTTATCCCTCCAAATCCTTTTTTGCAAGGAACTTTCCTACCGGTTGTTAATGCGCAAGCCATAATTTTTTTTGTTTTTAAAAGTTAAAAAAAAAGGGTAGGGTATTTTTTTGTCGCCAAGCTCCTAACTCTACCCCTATTTTATTTTATTATACAGTTGGATCGTAAAGTACTATTTCACTTCCGTAACCATAATTTACAGTCGCTGTAAATCTCATAATAAATCTAACATTCTGACTTCCATCTAAGTCAGCCATATCTAAGGTCTTAACAAGATTCATATCGTTCATTAGACCAGTTCCAAAATATAAGTTAGATTTTTGTGCCAACACCATTTGGTTATCATTTAATCCGTTTGCAAGGAAAATACCTACTCCGTCAAAAGATAAATCTTGACCAGAATACCACATTTGTCCTTGATCATTGATACCATTAGCACCAACACCAATTGAATAACCACCAAGTGCTCTCACATATGCTTTTGCTACGTTTTGAGAAACATATAATTTTAAATCCTCTTTTCCGTAAAGCGCAGAAGGACAAGCGTCTACAACTTTTGACATTTCAGCAACCACGTTTGAGTGTGTTACAGTTGTTCCCGATATATCAGAAACATCTGAATCTGCTTTTGCCAAAGTTACTAAACCATCAAATTCCCCTGCTGTTCCGTCAGTACCGTTCCAAATATTTTGTTCGGTTTTTTGTGCAACTTCTGCCGCAACGTGAGAAATTAGAAAATCTGAAAATTTAGGAGGCATTTTTTCAAACGCAGAATATCCCATTTGAACTGCTTCCCAATCTGATACAAAAGGAGTTTTACATAATTCCAAATTTATTTGAAATTCTTCTGGTTGTAGGATTCTTTCAGTTAAAGTAACATCACCTGCATTAGTGAAATCACAAGAACCATTAGCAATAAGACTTGCTGTAGCAACCTTTTTAATAACTTCTTTGTATTTAATATTAGGTTTCACTTCTATACCGCCTTTTGCGATAGTGTTACCTGATAATAGAGCAGCAGCAATATACTTTCCAGCAAATTCTCCTGCATACGTTGATGTAATAGATAAAGCCATTTTTATTTATTGTTTAAATTGTTAATTATTTATTCTTTCAAGAACTACGTCTAAAACAGATTTAGTTCTATTTTTTGCAAATTGAAATTTGTTTTCCTTTTTAAAATTACCTTCTGGGCTGTGTTTTATAGGATCAACCGCAGGTTCAGATAATTCTTCTTTATTTTCAACTTCTGCAAGTTTTTCTTCAATTTTTTCTTCTGAAGATTCAAATTCTTCCTTAACGGTTCTTGATTTTACACGATTTGAGCTTTCAGCTTCAACTTCTTTTTCAGATCGTGGTTGTTTATCACCTTTAAGATCAGCAATTGCATCTTCTAAGTTAGCGATTCTTTCTTCCATACCTTTCCAATCATCTACGGTAACATAACGACTTGGATCATCTTCTTCCATATCTTCTGTTTCCGCCGAATCATCTTCTTTGGCTGGAACGTCATCACTAACGTCCCTTACGTCAGCTATTATTCCTTCTTCTTCAACAACTATAAGTTGTCCATCTTCAAGAATATATTCGCCGACTGGCATAGCAACCTTTTCATCGTCTGTTTTGATGAAAATTTCTTTGCCTTTTTCAAATGAATCCGCCTCTACGACAGTTCCATTTTCTAATTTCCTTTCTTCAAGTTTTACTTGAATGTCAAGGAGTGTACGAATTTTATTTATCATTTCACTTGATTTCATAATTATTAGTATAACGAGGTTAAAAAAAATTTTTGCATTTTTAAGATGCAATTCTATTTATTACTCCAATGCCTTGCGCCCATAATGAGCCGTCGCAACATTCTCTGGAATAAGTGTTTTTATCTTTACATAAACAACCCCTACTACTTCCTTTAGGACTTGTTCTACTTGGAATAAACGATTTATTTTTTTTCATTTATTCTTTTATAATATTTTTTATTGCATTTAAAAGCTCTTGTGCTTTTTGTTCTTCTTTATTTTTGTTTTGCATTTTATCAACGAAATATCCTTCAATAGAAAATCCTTTTACTTTTCCATTTTTTACATATTCATCCCAAACATCTTGGTTATTTACCTTTACAGCACCCATCCAAGTTCCTACTGGAACATTTAAACCATATTTTCGTGATTTGTCATATTTTTCATCTTCAACTATCCAACTTTCAACAAGGGTTAATCCGTGTAATTTATGTTGGTGTTCTAATGTTGTTTGATTTTGAAAACCATTTTTAAGATACAATTGACTTGCTTTTGCAACGGTGTCTTTAGAAAAATAAATATAATATTCTTCTTCACCATTTGTTCTATAAATTGGTTTGTTAGGAACAAGCAATGCTCCCATTAATATTTTTTTATCTTTATTTATTTCAGCTAATTTAATTTCATCTGATTTTAAAGCTAAAAAATTTTCCTCTATTGCAGGATTTTCTACAATAGATATAGCATCAATACCCATAATGTCTTGTGCTTCATCTAATATTAATTCTATAATTTTCATAATAGTATAACGATTGTAATTAAAAATTTTGCATTTATCCAATAGATGCTCCCTCAACAATATTTCTTTCCAAACTTTGTGCTGTTGTAACATTGTCACTTACAACAAATGCTTGGATTGGTTGTTGTTGTTGTCCGCCTATTGCTTGTGCCAATTGATTTATTCCTCCACCGCCTACACCTTGGGCATCTGGCACTATTGGTTCTATAGTTGGCGCTGTTGCTTGAATACTTGGCGTTTCTATAGCGGGAATAGATCCCCCAGAAGTCCCTGCTTTTGCCGCCGCACTTTTAGTTGCCTTGACGGCGCTTTTAACGGCTGAAATTATTCCTACAGCAGTTGCCGCAAAACTTAAAATAAATGGAATATTAAATGGTGGTGGAGCAGCCGCCGCCGCTTTACTTGCCCCTTTTGCCACTTCTGTCCCAGATTCTGCCGCATTTACAGTAGCGTTTGTAACCGCCTTTTTTGCGTTTTGTATCTGTTCTTTGGCATCTAATATCATTTTTTTTGCCAATAATACTTGTTTTACCAACAACAATGCTTTACCTACTTTACTTTCCTCTCCTGCTAACATCACTGCGGTGTCAAAGGTTTTTTCCCTGTCAGCCCTTTTTTGTGCTTCAATTTGTGCTTCTTTGTCTGCAACAGCTTTTGCATCTGCTAATTTTTTGTCAGCTTCTTCTTTTGCCTTCGCATCGTCTATTGCTTTGTGTTCGGCTTCTTTGGCAAGTCGTGCTTCTCTTTGAGATATTTCCAACTCATCAAATGCCAAATTATTATCTTTTGCTTTTTGGATTAATTTTTCATAGTGTTCATCTATTTTAATTAATTCTAATTCCCTTTTTTCCGCTTCGGTTGTCATTGTAGCATCTCTGATCTCCTTTTGAACAGTTGCTAATTCTCTTTCCTTTGCTTTAGATTCATTGATCAATCTATTTCTTTCCGCTTTTTCCTCTCTTAATGAGGTGGTAATTTCAGCAGTTAATGCCTTTTGCTTACGAAGTCTTGCCGTTTCTAATTCTATTAATTTTGCTTGCAAGGCTGCTTCCTCATCTAAATCTTCTTTTGTAGATGCCGCTAAAGAATTTTCTGTTTTTTTCGCTTCAAATCTTAACCTCGCTGCTTCAATTTCTTTTTTTGTTATTTCTTCCTCTATTGCTCCTGCTTCTTTCATTGCTTTTATTCTATCTGCGGCTGAAACATTTTCTTTATCTGCGGCAATTTCTCTCAAAGCGGCAACTTTCCTATTTGCTTCTGCTCTTTCAAGAAGTAATTTTCTTTCCATTTTATCAGCGTCTGCTCTTTTATCTGCTAATTCACCTGCAATTTTAATTTCCTTTCTTGTTTCCTCACCAAAATTTTTAATACCTAAAGTTGCAAGGTCTAAAGATTCTTTTGCCTCTTTAAATTTTCCAGTAAATACATTCATAATAGCATTACCGAAATTGCCTAAAATATCTGTAACATTACCAATTACTGTGGTTATTTGTGTAAAAAATCTTCTGAATTTATTTTGACCTTCTTCTGAATTAGTTAGCGCTGTTGTTACTGCGGCAATAGCAGTTACAATTAAACCAAAGACGGATGCTTTCATTACCAAATTTAAAGCGCTCATACCTCTGGTAGCGCCGCCAACACCTGTAGTAAATCCCTGCAAGGTTGATACCATTCCTCCTGTTTGTCTATCTAAAAATCCCATAGCGGCGGAATTATCTGTCGCATTTTTTGTAGATTTTTTTAATTGATCATTGGCTCTTTTTCTATCTTTATTTACAGCTTTTAATCCTGCTTGTTCCTCTTTAAGACGATCTTTGGTGTTTTTTATTTGTTCGTTTAATTTTTCTCTACCTTTCCAATTTCTTTTTGATGTTTTGTCTAATTGTTTTTCATATTTGCGTAAATCACCCTCTAATTCTTGTATTAAATCCTCTTGTGCTTCAAAAGATTTATTTAATTCCTCTACGTTTGCCAAAGCATCTTTTACGGATACTTTTAAATCATATTCTTTGCTTATTTTTGCCATTTATATTCTTTTTTTATTTTGTTGATCATACATTTAAAGGTCATAGGCAACTTATATTTACCTTGTGCAATTTTTATGCTTTCGGTTTCGCCATTTGTCACTTGCAATAAATCTATTATGTTTTTTATCATACGTCATTAAGTAATTCAATTGAACTTTTTCCTGTTGTTAAATCAATGGTAATACTATTTATATCGTATTGGTTATTATATAACGTAATATTGTCATTTAATTCTAAATTATAAACCATTTTCAATGGTAAATATGCCGACACCTTAGTTATTCTTCTTCTATTATTAAATATTTTTGTTACATATGTCGTATAATATTTTTCAAATAAAGTATCTGTAAAATCATAAGCAGTTGATTCTTGAGAACGATATTCATTTTTTTCATTTATGAAATTTATATTTTGAGCGCTTGTGGTTGCTGTTAATGATTGACTATTGGAAGGTATTATATAAGCAGTTAATTTAGCATTTGCGTTTGCTGATTGTTTTAATGATATATTGGTTGCAGATGTTTGCCTTATAGCATAAAAAATTATAGGTTGACCATAATAAGATTGTTTATTGTCATCCACACACCAACCATATTGTGTGTCTGTTGCCGTTCCTCCACTATATAAGCGTTCGTATTGCATATGTTCAAATGGCACCTCTACGGTATATGATTTCTCTGGTGCATCAAATTTCGCATTATCCAAAGAAAAAGAAAGCGCCCCCCAATCTGAATTAAAAAGTTGGTTATATTGTTTTGCAAGGTATGTCCCTGTACCTCTATATTTAAATTTTATATCTTTAAATGGTAATGCTACGTCAATTGTGCTTGTGTTTGTGTCTACATAATCATCTATATCCCAAGTATTTCCTGCACTTGAATAATAAGAATCTAATGTTTTAACAACTATTGTTCCTGCACTATTTACATATGCCGTTAAATTAAATAATTTAAATAACCCAGTCAAAAAATCTATTATTTTCATTTTAGGTATTTGTTCGGTGATCACAAACTCAAAAGTACTACTTAATGATAAAGAACTTGAACTTCTCCACTCATCCGACCAACTTGACACAGATTCCCCCTTTTGTCCTGCTATATCCCACCTTATATCTCCTGTAGATATAGTATAAGAGGTTGCTGATGCAAGAGAAACCGTATAATTTCCTGCGCTTAAAGACCCAAAATTAAAAACTTGATTTCCAGTTAATCCCCCTGCCTGATAATATAAAGAACCATTCCTAAATACCCTTACATTATAAGTATTTCCTGATGAATCAAAAATAGATAATGAACTTGAAGTAATATAATTAGGAAAAGTAACCAAATTACTTGGAATTATTATTGCTCCATTTAAAGTGGTTGTTTCGGGACTTGGTGTACTATATGCCGTAAATCCATAAACTTGTTGGTATTGCAATGATACTTCACCTGCTGGTTCTACGTCACCTTTTTTTCTATGTAACCATAAATATAAATTATAAAAATCTGCGTTGCCTGTATCAAAAAAATCTGTTGAAAAAGTAATGCCATAATCTGTTTGTATTGCTTGGATTATATCATATAATCTTAAAGCAAATTTTAAATCACTCCACCATACCCCATTATCATTGGTATATCCTGGTGTTCCTGCCCAATATAAATTTCCATTACCTGTGGTTGTAGAATCAAAATATAACTGTCTTGTGTGTGTGATCAATGGAGCACACAAAACTC